CCAAAAGTCGGGCGCGTTGTATATGGGATTGCCAGAGTCACAGTCGCCCATCGAAGTGATTGAGGCTTTTCGCGATCTTCACGTGAAGCAGCACGACCGTCTCACTGTCTGCGTCGACTCGCTGACGAAGTGGTTCAATGTGCAAGTCGCCGAAGCTGAGGAACGCGTCGGATCAGATTATGGCAAAGACAAAAAGGAAGCGTTGCCGTGGCTGCGCAAGTTGATCCGCTACATGGATTTAATCGACATGAATGTGATCCTGATCTGTCACAGTAAAACAGCATACGAAGACGGCGAGCGATCTGGCACGACGTTCGACTGCTGGGACAAACTCGAATACGAGCTAGATATGTGGCTCGAGGTTACCCGCGAAGGAAATCAGCACGTCGCGACGGTTCGCAAGTCGCGCGTTGCCGCGTTCCCTCTGGGGCATCGGGTCGACTGGAATTTCGATAGTCTCGCGGACATCTATGGCAGGGCTGACGTCGTGAAGCAAGCAAAGCCAGTGGACAACGGCGAACTGCTCAAAGGGTTGATCGAAAAATTCGCCATCGACGACAAGACGGTCAAAAAATGGACGGACAAGGCAGGCGTGAAAAATGTGACAGAATTTGACGACGAGCAGACGGCTAAATGTGTTGATTGGATCAACACAAACGCCGCTGTATAATTTTTTGAAAGGTAGGTAATGAGATGAAGAAGCAAAGGAAACGAGTATCGACGAGGGTGATTCTGGAGGCGGCGAACTGGGTGCGTGAGAACATCCACAACCTCGCCGATCGGCAACTCACGAAAACGCAATGGAGCGACCTACTGAGCGAGGGCGTCGGTGAACAGTTCACTGTCGCGACAGCTCTGGAGATTCTGAGCAGCAACGGCGTCCACGTGACGCCACCGAAGCCAGTCGATTCGCTGGAGGTGCGTGTCTTGAGTCTCGAGCAGCAGATGCGGGAATTGATTCGGACGGTTGCAGAATTGCAGCGGTCGCCGTATGACGAACCGACGAACGGACTGCTCCCCCTTCGATCGTATTCTCAAAACAATGAAAGCGAGGCAGCCGATGTTTTCTCCAGAATGTGAACTCAAAGACAATCCGATTCTCAATATGCTCCGCGTCAATAAATGGATTCGCGTCAATCACTCGCGTCTCTATCTATTGACGAGGACGCTCGAACACTGGCAAGAGTTGATCGAGGAGGGTTCTGGCGTCACTGTGCCGATCGACGTTGTTGATAGCCTTTGCCAGATCAATAAACTGACGACTGTTAAAATTACTAAAGGGGGTTTAGATGTTGATAACTAAAGACTGGGCGAACGAAGACAGCGGCGGGACGTTCCTGCTCGATGAGGGGAAGTATTCTTTCGAGGTTGCCAAAGCTGAGGACAAAAAAAGCAAGGCAGGCAACGAGATGATCGAGCTGACCTTGCACGTCTACGACGGGAAAGGTGGCGCGAAGATATTTGTTTATGACTGGCTGACGTCAGCGTTCAAAAAGAAGGTGGTCGACTTCTGTCGGTGCGTCGGCTTGAGCGATCTGGTCGACGGTGGCGAACTGAAAGCGGTGCGATGCCTACAGCGAACGGGTGAGGTTCATCTGATCCAAGAAGAATACGAAGGTAAGAAACGCAACAAAGTCGACAGGTACGAATACACGACGCCGCAGAAGGTTCCAGCGGGGGACGATATTCCGTTTTGAGTAGTTCTAAATATTTCGGCTGCTTCCAGTTTATCGGAAGTCGACGCGATCGGATCATCGATGTCGTCGCGGAGAATGACCGCGAAGCCTTAAAGGAATATCGCCGCCAATGGGAGCGAGCGAAGGCGACGACGGACGTGACGAACGGCTGGCTGTTTGAGCGACGCGGGCGGCTGATATTTATGACGAGAACGATGCACGATTTTAATGAGTGAAAGGGCAGGACATGGACGGCAACTGGATCAAGGTCAATAGACAAATACTCGACAGCAACGTGTTCGAGGACGCGAAAACCTTCAAGGTTTTTATGTGGATTCTATTAAATGCCAACTACAAAAAGAGGACGCTGCTCAACGGTCTGACGCTCAACGCGGGTCAGCTTTGCACGTCTCGCGAACGCATTGCGACGGCTTGTAATATGCACCCTTCGAGCGTCTCACGCGTACTAACGCGGTTAAAGCGTTGTAATTCTATCGCCAAAAAACCGAACAGCCGAGGGACTGTAATTGAGGTTATAAACTGGGGGGTATTCCAGCACGCCGAAGCGACACCCGAACAGCAAACGAACAGCAAACGAACAGCTCGCGAACAGCAAGCGAACACAGAAGAAGAAAGAAAGAAGGTAAGAAACTTATTTAATAGTCCGCAATCCGACGGATTGCCGACGGTCAACGGGTCGAAAGGTCGAGCAGTTTACTCGGCAGAGTTCGAGAAGTTCTGGAGCCTGTTCCCATCTAGACGCAAGACAAAAAAGCGGCGAGCGTTCGCAGATTTTAAGAAGGCAAAGAAACGCGTCGACGTTGCGACCCTGATGACAGCCGTCGAAGAATACGCGAGATCGAACAAGGGACGCGGCGAGTTTTGCCAGATGCCGAGTTCGTGGCTTAATGGTGATTGTTGGGAGGACGATCGAGCAGGCTGGAACGAAGGCACACCGATCCCGTCGCCAAAGCGGAAGAAAACACAAGCAGAGATCGAGGCACAAATCCGATCGCGTGAACTGTGGAGCCAGCTCGACGAATTGAAGTCTCAAGGGCTGGGGATGTCAGACGAAGCGGAAGCGATCAAGCAGCAAATGGAAGCAATTGAAATTTAACCAACGGGAGAAAAGCATGAGAGCGAGATTTATAAAAGTCGGAATCCGCAAGAGGGTCATGGTCAGGACGAACAACACGGCGGCAGTCTGTGCGATCGCGGAGACGCTCAAGGCTGACGGATTTATCGAGGTCGGCTTTGTTCGCTTCTGGATGCACGTCGTGCGACCTCGACGCGTGAAAGCATACGAGCCGAAGGTCAAGGCGAAGGCGAGCAAATGAGCGACGCAGTAAACCATCCGAGTCATTACGTCGTCGGCGGTCTGGAGATGTTCGACACCTTCCGCACCGTCTACGGCGACGACGCTGCGCTCGGGTTCGCGTTGGGCAATGTGTTCAAATATTCCTGGCGAGCAGCGAACCAGAACGCGAAACATGCGGACAGGTTGAAGCAGGTCGAGGACTTGCGGAAGGCGTCGAAGTATATCGAGTTTGCCATCGGGATACTGGAGGCGACCGATGGCGAATGAAAATAACACCGTTCCACATCGCGACGGCAATCAGCCGGAGGACTTGACGCCTTGCTGCGGTGAGCAGCCGCGACAGGGATGGTCGTTTATGGGTTCGTTTATTTGGTGCAATCAGTGCGGCGATAAAATACACAGCGAAATTCTCAACCAGTTCGAACTTGGTGATTTTTGGAACGATCGAAAAGCAACCACGCGACAAACAAAGACGGTCATCTGTCGACAGTGCGACGGCACAGGCAAGACGCGTTTCTCTCCGAGGTCGATCACTGAGATAAAAGCACGATGTTCGTCATGCGATGGCACTGGCGAGATTCAAAGCGAAGGGGAAAAAAATGGGTAGGATGCAAAGGTCGAAAGGTGCTAGAGGTGAACGAGAACTTGCTCGCGAATTGACGCGGGTGCTGGGCGTCGAGACTGGTTCGATCTATCGGTCGGTTCAGCACGCAGGCAAAGAAGGGGCTGGCGACGTTCTCGGCGTTGCTGGGGTTCACATCGAAAGCAAACGCACCGAGAGCCTATCGGTCTATAAGGCGATGGAGCAGGCTCTCGACGACTGCGGCAAGGACATCCCGATCGTCTGCCATAAACGGAACTTGCAACAGTGGCTCGTAATCTGCGAGCTGCGTGATCTGGTTAAACTGTCGCGGGCTATCGTGGCGATCGTGGGAGAATCTGATGACTGAAAAAAAACAACTACACATTTTAAACCTCGGAGCCGGAGTGCAGTCGACCGCGTTGTTCTTGATGTCGCTTGATGGCGATCTTGATATTGTTTACGACTTCGCCATCTTTGCGGACACAGGCGACGAACCTGATGCCGTCTATGTTCATCTTGATTGGCTCAAGTCATTGGAAGGCGGGACGCCGATCATCGTCAGGAGTGCCGGTTGTCTCGGTGATGATATTATTAACGGCACAAATAGCACTGGGCAACTGTTCGCATCTATTCCAGCGTTCACCCGTGACGAAAATAATACTAAGGGGATGCTCCGCAGACAATGTACATCAGAATACAAAATTCAAGTTGTCGAGAAGGCGATCCGTCGCGACGTTCTTGGACTCGCACCTCGTAAGCGAATCCCGAAGGACGTCGAACTGACGCAGCATATGGGTTTTTCATATGACGAAGCTGGACGGGCTGCGAGAGCCAGAGGCAGGTTCGAGATGCGTGGCTGGTCGAAGGTTCGTTTTCCATTGATCGAGGACGAGATGACGCGCCATAATTGCGTCGTATATCTTGAGGGTCGCGTGCCGCATCACGTCCCCCGATCCGCGTGCGTGTTCTGTCCGTACAAATCTAATCGCGAATGGCTGGCGTTAAAGAAACATGACGCAGCCGGATGGGAGCGAGCCTGCGAGGTCGATGATGCCATGAGAACCGACCGACGCGGCAAACGGAAAGCGGAGTTGTATCTGCACCGATCAGGACGACCGCTAAAGGACTGCAAACTCGACGAAGACCAGCTCGATCTATTCGGGATGGAGTGCGAAGGCGGCTGCGGACTCTAAAAAGACGCATAAAAGACGGTAAAAAAAAGACCGTTTTTCTTTATTTATTTATGCCGGTAGGCATAGATTCCGATTGTAATAGTATGCCGCAGGGCATATAATTAGGGCATGAGAAACAATGATACTAACAACGAAAGCAGGAATCAAATGAGCGAAGCAATCGAAGCAATGAAAACTAAAATCGCAACTTTAACCGACACAATGATCCTCGACGCCATTAAAACTATCGGCGGCGAATTGCTCGACATATCAACCGAGAAGCGAATCACGCGAGCATACCTTATCGAAGAATACGCAACGCGAAACGGTTTCGACGCTGCTGACAAACTAATGGATTCAATCGGAATGTGATTTAACGGGGGCAACCCCACAACCGAAAGGCAGGAGAAAAATGAGCAAATTAAAAGACAAAATTAAAAACCATCCATTACTGGATGAGTTGGAACTGTTGCACGACCCCGACTTGGCAGCCTATCAGCAAGACTCGATCTATAAGTATTGTGTGGTGTTGATAGATGGCTATGAAATAGCCGGATACGGTGGAGGGATTAAGTGCGCTATGACACTCAAAGACGTATTGCATTATCTTGATACCGCGATAAAGGGCGAGACGCCGACGCCCCCTAAACTTACCGACGAGCGACGGCGAGAGATTTATC